TAACCCTGCAACTGCTTTAGGAGAAACTCCCGATTTTTGGTATAAATTTGATGTTTCTAATGGTACTACTACTATCCCAAATAGTGGGGGAGCAGGAGGAAACAATTTAACACTTACAAATTTCTCGGGCACATATATACTAGAACATTAAAAAATGAATTATTACGGGTATATAACAGATAACACTTATGAAGTAGCAGATACAGCTATTACTTGGAACTTCACCAGATATAATGAAGACGAATCAACAACTGATTTTATTGGCATCGAAAGCACAATTGAAATCACTTCAGACAAAGTCACAATGTTTGAATCAGCTATTGCCTTTAATAGCTGGAAATACGAGTTTTATACCGAAGAAATATAATTATAAATCTAACGTTAATACATTATACCACATGTGGACATACAAAGACCAACAAATAAACGAAATTACTGANTTNCCTAATAACACCTTTGGCTTTATTTACAGAATAATTCATACTCCAACAGGTAAATCTTATATAGGAAAAAAAGTATTATTCCATAACAGAAAAGTTAAATTAACTAAAAAACAATTAGCAGAGTATGAAGGTGTAGTAGGTAGAAGACCAGCTTATAAAATAGCAGTTAAAGAATCTGATTGGGGAACCTATTGGGGTTCAAATAAAGGATTAAAAGAATTATTAAAAACAGAATCAAAAGATAATTTTGAAAAATGTATTTTAAAATTTTCACCTACAAAAAAATTATTAACTTATTATGAGAATAAGTATCTCTTTGTTTATGAGGTTTTAGAAAATCCTGACAAATTCTTCAATGACAACATTCAGGGCCGCTTTTTCACAAAAGACTTTGATGTGTAAAAATAATTTTGTATATTCGGGGTTATGGTAAACGAACTATTAGTAAACTTAGTAGATTCTGTATTAGGTGTAGGTAAAAGGACAGCAAGAGGTAATTCAGCGTATCATTGCCCTTATTGTAACCATCACAAACCTAAACTAGAAATTAATTTTTCACAAGAAAAAAAAGGATTAAATCCTTGGCACTGTTGGGCTTGTGATAAACGAGGGGCTCGAGTATCTAATCTATTTAAAAAAATAAACCCCCCTCTTGAAAAATTTGAAGAATTAAAAAAATTAATAGGATCTGAAACTGAATATAAAGAAACAGTTAAATATGATGCTCTTAAGTTACCTGAAGAATATAAATCTTTAATAAATAATAATGATATTATAGCAAGACATGCTATGTCTTATCTTAAACATAGAAATATTACTGAAGATGATATATTAGAGTATAATATAGGATATTGCGATTCAGGTAGGTATGCTAAAATGGTTATAATTCCATCTTATGATGAAAATGGTAAATTAAATTATTTTACAGGTCGTTCATTTGAAAAAGAACCATTTGTTAAATATCGCAACCCAGAAACATCACGTGATGTAGTACCATTTGAATTGTTTATTAATTGGGAATTACCGTTAATACTGTGTGAAGGACCATTTGATGCCATAGCCATTAAACGCAATGCTATACCGCTATTAGGCAAGAATCTACAACAAAATTTGATGAAAAAAATTGTCACATCTACTGTAAAAAAAATATATATTGCATTAGATTTAGATGCTCGAAAACAAGCTTTATATTTTGCTGAAAAATTTATAAATGAAGGTAAAGAAGTCTATTTAGTAGAATTAGAGGGAAAAGATCCTAGTGAAATGGGTTTTTCTCAATTTACTAATCTAATTCAAAGAACATTTCCATTAACACAATATAATTTAATGGAAAAAAAATTACAATTAATTTAATTTTTACATGAGTAAAAGAAACATTAAACACTCCTACAACAGGATTTTAGAAATCTCTGAGGATGCGAAACAAATTACTATGCCCGATTCACGGTATTACCGTAGAAATGGAAAGTATTACCCATCAATTACTTATGTTTTGGGGTCATACCCAAAAGGTAAATTTTTTGAAGATTGGCTTAAAAAAGTTGGGTATTCATCTGAGTACATTGTTAAAAAAGCAGGTGAACAAGGTACTGAAACTCATGAAATGATTGAGGATTATTTAAATGGTAAAGAATTAAATTTCTTATCACCAACAGGCTACCCCCAATATGATCCACTAGTATGGCAAATGTTCTTACGTTTTGTTGATTTTTGGGAGGAATATAATCCTAAATTAATTGAAACTGAAGTACACCTATTTTCAGATGAAATTAAAGTAGCAGGTACCTGTGATATGGTATGTGAAATTGAAATTGATGGTAAAACAGAGCTTTGGATTATTGATTTTAAAACATCAAACCACCTCCAAACAACTTATGATTTGCAAACAGCCATTTATGGTAAATGTTATGAAGAATGTTATGGTAAAAAAGCAGATCGTTATGGTGTACTTTGGTTAAAATCTAATAAACGTAAAGCTGCAGCAGGTAAAATTCAAGGTAAAAATTGGGAAATGTATGAATCAAGTCGTACACAAGAGGAAAACATTGATATTTTTATGACTGTAAAACGATTATTTGATTTAGAAAACCCAAAACATTCACCGATATTTACTGAATTTAGGACGCAAGCTAAAAGAAAATTATAATATTTATAACAAAATATTTAGTTTATGATATCATTAATGCGACTATTAAGTGAAATAGAAGATAAACCTAAAGCTGTGATATTAGCAGGTGCCCCTGGAGCTGGTAAGGGATATGTTTTAAAAGGTTTAGATTTAGGGGATTTAAAAGTATTAAATGTAGATAATACATTTATTGGCATGCTTAAAAAAGCCAATGTTACTTTAGATCTTAAAAATGCAACACCTGAAGAAAGAAGTGAGCAAGCTAAAGCAATGGCTGCTGCTAATAAAGAATTTAAAGGTGAAGTACAAGCTACTATTGAAGGTAAAGAATCATTTATATTAGATGGTACAGCCGCTTCATATAATAAAACAGCAGAATTAAAACAACAATTAGAAGAAGCAGGGTATAGTGTATTTATGCTTTATGTTTATACTGATTTAGAACGTTCTTTAAGCCAAAACCAAGATCGATATACAAAATCAGGAGGTGAAGACAGAAGTTTAGCACCTGCAATTGTAATGCGTACTTGGAAAAGTGTAACAGATAACTTACCTAAATATGCTGATTTATTCGGTAATAATTTTGTTGCTGTAGCTAATACATTAGATGATAGAATGAAGGATATAGATAAGATTATAGATAAATATCTTAAACCCTTTACACCTACAGGCACCAAACCAAAGACACCATCACAAATAGAAAAATCTAAAATACAAAATGCCCAAGATAAAAAAGAAATTCAAGCTATGTTGGATGATAATTTTGTATATGACGTAATCGAATACACTATGTCTAAAGACGAAGCACAAACACGAATAGCACAATTTTTACGTTCATAATGAATCAATTAACTAAATTCTTAGTAGACGGTATCCTCAATGAAGCTGAATCTGATGTAGTTACTGCCCTATTTGCAGGAGGATTCAAACCACCTACCAAAGGTCATTTAGAGGTAGTCTTAAAAGCTATCAAAGAAAACCCAGAAATAGACCAAATTTATATAGTTGTAGGTAGTGGGGTTAGAAATGGCATCTCCCAATCTCAATCCATAAAAATTTGGGAAAAATATAAAAAATTTATTCCTAAATCTACAGAAATTATAGAGTCAGGTTCCCCTATAGCTTGGGTAAAAGATTATTTAAAAGATCATACTGAAGATAAAACTTATGTTTTAATAGGAGCCCGAGAAGGAGATATTGAAGATGAAAAAGACGTAGAACAAAGATCTAATTTATTTCAAAAATATGGGGGTGAAATAAAACCTATTTATACTGTAGGAGGTATTAGTGGTACAAAAGCAAGAGCTGCTGCTAAACAGTCTAAAGAAGCATTCTACCAATTCCTTCCAGACCAACTATCAACCCAAGATAAGGAAGAAATTTATAACATAATCTTACCTACATTAAATGAAGTAGGAGAAGGCAGTTCTAAACCTTATAAATGGGAAGAAGATTTTGATGAGTATGTCTTTACAACAGATAACAATATTGGGTATATAGTTTCTCTAAGTGAAATGTCTGAAGGGGATAAAATGGGCATTGCTGTTGAATTCTTAGCTAAAACCCCAGAGATGGATGGGTATAGTTCTAGGATTGAGGTTGGTAAAGGAGAATTGTTTAGGGT